GTAGTGGTGTTGTTTGTGTTGTATGTGTTCTTTTTATTTCTCAGGAAGGAGGCAGCAGGTGTCAGCGAAGAAAAATCCACTATGTGATAAAGCGCATGAAATGTATAAGCAAGGAATGAAACTGGTAGACATTGCCGATGCCCTGGAAGTGCCTCCTGGGACGGTGCGCCGGTGGAAAAGTACGCATGGATGGGATGCCGAACGTTCGGCTTCCAAAAGCGAACGTTCGGTTAAGAAAAAACAGGTAAAAAAGTATTCTGTTGACGACGGCACGAAGGATACTCTGCAGAATGATGACCTAACCCCGGAACAGCAGATTTTCTGCGTATATTACAGTCGAACGTTTAATGCAACGCAGAGTTACCAGAGTGCTTATGGATGCCAGTATAGTACGGCACTTACAAACGGTCCTGCATTACTCGGAAATACTCGGATAAAAAATGAGATAGAACGTCTGAAGGAATTGAAGCGTCAGCAGATCGTTACAGGCACCGAGGATATAGTAGAACTGCAGATGCGAATAGCATTTGCGGACATTGGCAATTACCTGACATTCAGTGAAAAAGAATATACAGATCCTGAAACGCAGGAGAAGAAATCAATCAGTGCTGTCGATTTAAAAGCGTCAGTAAATACGGATACACAGCTGATCCGGGAGGTGAAGGATGGAAAATATGGTGTATCCATAAAACTGGAGGACCGGCAAAAGGCTATTAACTGGCTTACAAAGTATTTCCTGATGCACCCCGAGAGCAAGTACCGTGCAGAATATGAAAAGAAACGTGCCGAAGCAAATGATAATAGCACAGAGGATATTTTGAAAAACATGCAGACTATAGCAGACATCCTGAAAAATCCGGTAGCCAACAGAAAAATAGAAGATTTCGAGGAGCAGGCAAATGAATAAGCCGGCACCGTTCAGTGAACGGCAATATCAATATTTTCTTCGCTGCTTGCACAGCTGGTTTAATGTGGCGGAGGGTGGAAAACGTGGTGGGAAGAATGTGCTGCAGACATTAATTTTCTGCATGCTTTTAGAAACACACAAGAACAAGATCCACCTGGTAGCAGGAGTGTCAAATGCAACGGCAAAACTGAATATTCTTGACTGCGATGGGTATGGCCTGCTGAATTACTTTGAAGGAAGATGTCGGGAAGGAAAATACAAGGACAGAGACTGTGTGTATGTGCAGACAAAAACCGGAGAGAAGGTCGTGCTGGTATCCGGTGGCGGAAAAGATGGTGACGAGAAGCTGATCAAGGGTAATACATACGGTATGGCATATGTGACAGAAGCAAACGAATGTCATCAGAAATTTCTGAAAGAGGTATTTGACAGAACATTATCCAGTTCTGACCGGAAGATATTTCACGACCTGAATCCTAAAGAGGAAGAACACTGGTATTACACAGATATCTTGAAATTTCATGAGGAACAGCAGGTGTTGCATTCGGATTATGGCTATAACTATGGGCACTTTACTTTAGTTGATAATATGAGCATGACGGACGAGCAGATCCGGGCAGTGCTCATCACCTATCAGAAAGATACGGTGTGGTACCGGCGTGATATAAAGGGAGAGCGAGCGGTTGCAGAGGGAATCGTATTTCCTAAGTTTGCGAACAATAACGAGCCATATCTGTATGATGAGGAAAAAGATCCGCTAGTTGCAAGAGATGCATATGGCAAATTAATACATAAACCGTTCAAGGTAACGATGGGGATCGATTTTGGCGGGAATGGATCCATGACAACCTTTGCGCTGAAGTTGTATTTTAACAGGTATCATGATCTCAGAACAGCAGAAGAGGATTTCCTTCCACTGTCAGATGATATAGATGCAGATATGATCTGCAAAAAATATGTAGAGTTTTACAATAGGTGTAGAGATAAATACGAAAGAATCGACTGGGTATTCCCAGACAGTGCCAGCACAACAATGATAAACAGCTTGCGGAGTGCTGCCAAAAAGGCAGGACTACCATATCAGAACATAAAAGGATGTCGGAAGAATGAAATATCGGAAAGACCAAGAACAATGGATAGGCTGTTAAATACCGGCCGGATAAAGATTAATCGGAAGTGTGAACATCTGCGAAAGGCAATAGGAAGCCTAAAATGGGCCGAGGACCATTCCAACCAGCCGGAAGATAAGAATATAGGTAACTGTAATGACTGGTGGGATGCGGAATGCTACACCTGGTTGGATTTTGTGGAGTATGTAGACTTAGACAGGTAAAGTTGCACCGGTGCAACAGAAGGAGAAGAACATGGAAGGATGCGTTAAAAATTTCTTACAGACAAAGGGATATACAGTGAATGATAATGCACTGGGGAAAATTCAGATATGTGATGACTGGTATAGCAACAGAGTAATTGAGAATTTTCATAAGCGCAAAACGGTTAATGGACAGCAATATGAGCTGACCAGATTAAATTTTGGCAAAAGATGCTGTTCGGATGATGCGAATCTGTGTGAGGTGTTGGAGATCAACGCAGGAGATGGAGATCAGTATGATTTTGTGAAAGATGTATTGAATAAGAATCAGTTTAATACACAGTATCGCAAGCAACTTGAAAAAACTTCAGCAGATGGAACTGCAGCATGCTATATCAGACTGGATAATGCAACTTTTATGGATGATAAAAGTGTAAAGGGTGGAGATATCAAACTGAACTATGTGGAGGCAGATGCATTCACTCCGCTGACAGTGGAAAATGACATTGTGACAGAAGCTGCTTTTTCCGGGAGCACACTTGTCAAAGGAGAAAAGCAGACGACACTTGTATTGTTTACAGTGGACAATGGAAAATACATGGCAGAGACTCACATTTTCAATAAAAAGGGAGAGGAAGTAGAAGATAAAGCGGTAACAGCACAACTGGGAGAGGTGAAACCATTTGCAGTAATGCGCAATGCAGAGGTAAACAACCTGGATGATATGATAGGGTATGGATTACCCAAGCTTTGGGATGCAATACCGGCACTAAAGGCAGTGGATTTGTGTTATAATGTTCTCTTTTCAGATTTGGACAAAGCAGAGAAGATTATCCTGATAAATGAGTTGCTGTGTGAATTTGACGACAATGGAAAACCGAAACTGACACCGGAACAGAAAAAACTTTTTGTATTCACAGGCGAGAAGCTTCCGGAAGAAAAGGGACTGATCCAGGAGTATAATCCAGAGATACGAGTGGATCAGATCACCAAGTCATTTGAGTTGGCACTGTCCCTGCTGTCCATGTCCTTTGGTTATGGTACGAAGAAATACAGCTTTGAGAATGGTCAGATTACCACGGCAACGGAGTATATGGGAGAGCGTCAAGATCAGATGCAGGAACTCAACCGACAGCGTCAGGAGGCTATCCAGTACATACAGGATATCTGTAAGGCAGTGATGTGGTTTGCTAACACATTCCAAGGTAAGTCCTTTACGCTGGATCAGGAGATCCTGGTAGACTTCGATGACAGCTATATTACCGATCGAGAGGCAGAATTGGAACGTAAGCGTAATGACGCGCTTTCCTTCGATATCCCTGAACTGACAATTTGGTATTTGATGGAGGCATATAGCCTGACAGAAGATGAGGCAAAGAAACTGGTAAAAGAAAAGCTGCAGGAGGAAGAGGAACAGCCTACCGGAGAGGATGAAGACTAATGTTGACAAATGAACAGGAAAAGATCATCGGCGAGGCATTGCTTCCTTTGTTTCAGTATTTGGAACACAGTGTGATCGTGGATGTGGCACAACGGATCCTGGCAACAATGGCATATTCCAGGACAGCAGAAATTGAAGCACAGCGCCTTCAGCAGTTAGGATACAGTCCGGCAAAAATACGGAAAGCGGCAATGAAACTGTTACAGTCAAACCCGGAATTTCGGAAAGAGGTTGCGAAGAATACTCTGGAACATAAGAAGACGGTGAAAAAACTGTTGAAAGAGATTCTGAAGGCGGCGGAGGCAGCAGGCGGACAGGTTATGCAGGAATCAGCAGACCTGTCCTATCTGGATGATCTGAGAACCTGGAAGCAGGCAGGGAAAGAGATTACCGACAATTCTTATCTGCCGCAGCTGGTGGAAGCTATAAGGAAACAAACAAATGAGAGTATGAAAAGCCTGGCAGGATCGACAGGCTTTAAAACCATGTCAGGTTTTGAAACGATGGAAAACCTATATCGAAGAGAGTTGGATAAGGCAATGATCAAGGTGTGCACCGGAACATTCAGCCGGGAGCAGGTGATATATGACACGGTCCATAGCCTTGCAGATAGTGGCCTGCGTACCATTGACTTTTCTTCCGGCTACAGTATGCAGCTTGATACCGCGGTGAAACTGGCAGTGAGAACGGGGTCCGGTCAGATTGCTGCTAAAATCATGGATGAAAACATTACAAGGACCGGAGAAAACCTGGTATATGTATCCAAACACTGGGGAGCACGTAATACCGGTGATGGTCACGCCAACCACGAACAGTGGCAGGGACGAGTATATTACATCAAAGAGGGGGAGGACTACAGTTCTGAGGCAAGACGGATAGGGCAGGATTATATAACAGATCTGTGGAGGGCAACGGGATATAGTGCGGATGGGATTCATGAGAACGATCCTTTAGGCCTGCACGGGTATAACTGCAGACATAAGCATTATGTATGGTTCATCGGCAGCAGTCTTCCGGATGAGGACCCGCAGCCGGATCCCGTCACGATAGATGGAAAAACTTACGATTACTACCAGATTACACAGAAAATGCGGACGTTGGAAAGAAAAATTCGTGCATTGAAGCGTGAGCGTGAAGCAATGGCAGCGCTGGGGCAGGATACCAAGGAAATCTCCGGGAAAATTAAGCAGAGGATCAAGAATTATCAGGACTTCTGCAAGGATGCAAAAATAAAGCCGGATATTAACAGATTGCGATATGAATGTAAAACATCAGATCTGACGAAGACGAAAGCCTGGGAAAAATATAATAATATGACAGAATCGGAAAAAGCTGATACTTACAGAGTAGATAGCAATGTCGTGGATATGGATTATATTAATTCTGCAGAGTATCGTAAAAAATTTGATTCTTTTTCCGATAATTCAGAGCTTAATAATCAGATATATACTGTGGCAAAACAGATTCTTCAGCACAGAAGTGGCACGGATTTTGAGGACATGTATCTGATACATGCGAAGAGTGGAACGATAGAAGGATCACAGACTGAAAGTGCAGATATTTTACAGGTAGATTACAATGAATCATTGAGAAATGCTATAAAAAACAACAAGGAGAAAGAACTTATAGCAATACATAATCACCCGACTAATATTTTGCCCGATGGAGCAGACTACGTAAGCCTTGGATACAGAAAATACAGGCAAGGTATTATTGCAACACATAACGGGAAGGTGTATACTTATAGCGTAGGGGATAAGCCTTTTACATCAGGAGTACTTGATAGAAGGATATATAAATATCATGGAGCACCTCATTATTTGTCAATGGAGGAAGCACATGTAAAAGCATTGGAAACCATGATGGAGGATTATGGAATAGAGTGGAGAGAACTGAAATGAAGGGAAAAGACTTAAAGGATGTTGTAAAAAAATATAATGATACTCCGGAAGAAAACGAAAAAAAACTGAAAGAAGAGGAAGAAAAGTCTGCCAAACTAAAAGAATGGGTTTTGGAGTAAAAAAATATTGAAACAAACATAAGTTTGCTTTATAATACATCTTGTGAGACACTTAAGCCAACCAAAAGGAGAAAGTTGGTAATATATGAGTTCTAAGTGGTGCAAATGCCCGAAATGTGGTAATCCGCACTTCTTAAAAGTGTTGCCGAATACGAAGATATGTAATTTTCCGGCATACTGCAAGAAATGTAAAAATGAAATAGTGATCAATGTAGAGCCAAGAGCCGATGTGATCAATTCCAAGTGAATTGATCCTTGGCTCTTTTTTTGTTCTACGATGGCGGAATAGAGCAGAGGCAGCTCACCGGGTTCATACCCCGGAGGTCGCAGGTTCGATCCCTGCTTCCGCGTTTATCCCATATCGCAGAAAGTGCGATTCACAAAATATTTTAGGAGGACAATATGAAGAACATTTTTGAAATCATGAAAGAGTATGGACTGGAAGTACCTGAAGATAAGAAAAAGGACTTTGAAAAAGCCGTACTCGAAAACTACAAGACCCAGACCGATTATGACAACCAGACCAAGAAGCTGGACGCAGCGAATGAAACCATCAAAGCTAATGATACTGCAATGAAAGATTTGCAGACCCAGTTAGATGGATTCAAGGATGTGGATGTCACAGGACTCAACAAACGAATCAGTGATCTGGAAGAGGAAAAGAAGAATATTCAGAAAGATTACGATTCTAAGATTGCAGATCGGGACTTCAGTGATCTTGTAAAGGAAAGTATTGCAGCTGCTAAGGGAAAGAATCCCAGGGCAATTATGGCTCTGCTGGATGTAAATGCGCTGAAAGCATCCAAAAACCAGAAAGAAGACATTGCCGCAGCATTGAAAACTTTAACAGAAGCAGAAGACAGTAAAATGCTCTTCGGAGAGCCGGAGCCTAATCCGGTAGGAACTGGAAATCTGATTGGACAAGTGCATAAAACCACCGGCCAGTCAACAGACACCCTTAAGGATGCACTTAAGGAGAAATATAAATAAGGAGAATAAAAAATGGCTTTAACATTAGCGGAAGCAAAAGTCGGAATGGCTGACAAAGTAGATCAGAATGTTATTGATGAATTCAGAAGAGCATCCCTCTTGCTTGATATGCTTACATTCGATGATTCTGTATCCCCTGGAACCGGTGGCTCTACGCTTACTTATGGATATATGAGATTAAAAACACCGTCTACAGTAGCTGTGCGTTCCATCAATACTGAGTACGCACCTAACGAGGCAAAGAGAGAGGAAGCAACCGCAAAGGTGATTATCCTCGGTGGATCCTTTGAGGTAGACCGTGTTATTGCAGAGACCGGAGGCGCTATTGATGAAATCGACTTCCAGATCAAGGAAAAAACCAAAGCAGGAGCAAATTATTTCCATAATCTCGTAATCAATGGAACATCTGCTGCATCTGGTACAGGATATGTTACTGGAACATTTGACGGTCTCAAAAAAATCTTATCCGGTTCTGACACAGAATACACATCTGCGGTTGACATCTCTACCAGTGCATTGATGGATAGCAACTACAATGCTTATCTGGATGAACTGGATGGGTTCATCAGTAAGTTGGCAGAAAAACCGGATATTCTGCTGATGAACAATGAATTACTGACAAAGACAAGAGCAGCAGCAAGACGCGCGGGATTCTATGAAAGAAGCGTGGACGGTTTCGGCAGAACCGTGGAGAAATATAACGGCATTCCTATGATGGATGTTGGACAGTATTATAATGGCACCAAGACTGTTGATGTGATCGAGACAACTACCCCATCTGCTACAGCATACGGTGAAACAGCGATTTATGCGGCAAAACTGGGACTCAATGCATTTCATGGAATTTCTGTTGACGGCAGCAAGATGGTACATACCTATCTTCCTGATCTGAATGCACCTGGTGCAGTAAAGAAGGGTGAAGTTGAAATGCTTGCGGGTGCTGTTTTAAAGAATAGTAAGATGGCAGGTGTTCTTAAGGGAATTAAGGTAAAACCTAAGACAGCAGGCTAAGAGAAAAGAGGAGGGAACAGTATGTCTTACATAACGTGGGAGCAATACGGCTCCCTTTATAATAGCATCACAGATGAGAATGAATTTAACCGATTATCCAAACTGGCAGAGATCAAGCTGAATGCAATTACGCATATGCGGGCAAAGAGATTTGAGGAGGCATATGACGAGGATACGGCCACGGACTTTCAGCAGCAGGTACATGTGCAGATCCAGGATACATTTTGCCAGCTGCTCAATACTATGGCAGTGCAGGATGCATCTGGCATGGGGACCGGTATTACATCCGTAAGCAATGACGGTTATTCAGAGTCTTACAAGGTTACAACAGCGCAGGAAAAGGAAACACAGCTAACCTCTGTAATACGTTCCGGATTATCCGGTACGGGACTGGCAGGTGCGCTATGAGCGTTCTTTTTACGGACACTATGACAGTCTATAATTTCCATAGAGATCCGAAGACAGACGATGAAGTATGGCTCAGATCAGTAGTGAAGGGAGTTCAGTGGCGTCACAATAAAACGGATGTAACATCTTCCGGCGGAGTGCAGACAGAAAGCAAGGTTGAGAGCATCACAGTGGATTTTCAGCGGGGATATGGCAACAAACCTTACCTGGAGCCGCAGAAATTCCGGAAGCTGTCAGCGGAAGAGGCAGCAGAGTACTGGACACTGGATGTACGAACAAACCAGGATAAGCTAGTCCTGGGAGAAACAGAAAAAGAGATAGGCGAACACTATCGTCTGACGGATTTGAAAGAAGATTTCCAGTATGCAGTTACCGTTACGGAGGTATCCGACAATCGGAGCAGACCGAGATTAAAGCACATTAAAGTTGTGGGAAGGTAAAGTTGCACCGGTGCAACAGGTGGAGTATGGCAAATCATTCCTTACGCTTGACACGTAATTTTGATCCGGGGGTATGTATAAAGACACTGGGACTGGAAGAAAAGGGAAGGCTGCAGCAGATCTGTGCAAATGAAATATTACGTTTATCAGATCCATATGTGCCGTTTGATGTGGGATCACTCAGGGATAGCGGGCATATTGAGGATGATACGGATGTTGTGTGGAACACACCGTACGCTCATTACATGTGGGAAGGCATCGTCTATGAGGATCCGGATCTGCATTGTGCAGGATTCCAGACGGAGAATGGATGGAGATCCCGGAAAAATGTGCAAAAGATCCCTACAACACGAAGCCTGGAATATGGTAACGGTACACTGCGAGGGGCACACTGGGCAGACCGTATGCTGCAGAATGGCGGACTCGAAGAGATAGAGAAGAAACTTCAGGAGGAACTGCTGAAATGACGGTATCACAATCTATTATAAAATGGCTGAAAGAATTCTCTCCGGAGAGTATGAAACATATCGACACAGACCGGTTGCGTGGAAACGTCAATTTTGCGTTAGTCAAGGAGCCTATGACTAATGTGAGAAAGTATATCAGCGGGGTCGAAATCCACAAGGACTACTATCAATTCGTGGTAAGACTGGATACTCAGACGGATAAAAGCTGCATCGAAAACGGAAGTTGGATGGAGCAGTTAACGGACTGGATCGAGGATAGGAACCGTAACAGAAACTTTCCTGATATCCAGGGTGGAACCGTCAAAACAGTAGGAGTATCAAGTCCGTTTTTTATGGGAGAGAATGGACAGAACGAAGCATTGTATCAAATGACAATTTTTATCGAATATAAGAAAGGAGCTCAGGAAAAATGAGAGAAGATTTAAGGCATTACATTGATACCACTATGGGAGCCGAAGAACAGAAGTATGCACTGCTGGGCGATGGTGTAGAATCCCTCACAGAGGAGATGAACCCGGAAGAGGATACGAAGCACTATATTAATATGGCAAAGGCATCCAATAAGGTAAAGTCCTACCAGAGAGCATTTGATGTGGACAAGGAAGACTGTGAAGATGATGATGTACAGAAAATGATCGATAAACTGGTGGATGATCTTCCTGTAGGCGCAAAGGCTCGCACATCTTTTATAAGACTACGCTTAAAAGATGCGGTACAGGGTGAGGAAGGAACCTATAAAGCAATCAAGGTGCCGTGTACAGTATCTGTTACTTCCAATGGTGGAGATGGCGGGGATTACGTTCACAATGTGCTTAGTGTAAAGCAGGCTGGTGATGATATCAAAGGTAAATTTAATATCACAACCAATACATTCACAGCGGATTCCGCAAAATAATACAGGTGTTAATCAATATTAACATATGTGGTGGGCGCACCTCTCTGTCGTCCATCACATTCAGAGAGGATGGTAATATATGGAAAAAATTAATGCTATTAAGGGTGGCACAGAAGTACAGGTAAATGACAATGGCGATACGATTGTCTGCAATTTTGGAAGTCAGGAATTCTATGCAGATTTCACAGAACTGATAGATAATCTGGAAAAAGTTAAAAAATATGTATCTACGGAAGAATTTACGAGAAAACCGGAAATAGAGCAGCTTCGGATCATGATTGGAAAAACTAACGAGATCATGTCCGACATTGACAGAGTGTTCGGAGAAAGGACCTGCAAGAAGGTATTTGGTGAGATCACACCGAGTCCGATCCTGATTACTGATTTTTTTGATCAGATTATCCCGATTGCACAGAGATATGCAAACGGAAGAAATAAGGAACTTTGGGAGAAATACAGCAGAGAAAGAGATGGCGGAAGCATAAATCACAACAGGAATCGTCAAAACCGAAGACACCATAAATAGTGGGGGAGTTATATGTTTAATATTATGTTGGATCAGCTTCCGACAGACTGGAAAGGATATCCTATTTCAGCTTCTTTCCGGACGGGAATAAAAATGTCCATGTGCATGTCGGATCCTGATTTATCGGATATGGAGCGATTTTATATTGCATCGTATTTGCTATTTCCCAAGGAATGTCCGGAACCGCAGGAAGCCGCGAAGGCGATTGAATGGTTCATGACAGAATTTAACCATGACAACTATCAACAGAAGAAAAACGAAGATATTATCATGGACTGGGATATGGACCAGTGGAGAATATATGCAGCCTTCCGCAACCAGTATCATATAGATCTGAATAAGGCAAAGATGCACTGGTTTGTATTTATGGGACTGTTGGGAAATCTTCAGGAGAACTCCCTGACACATGTAATGGATATACGGCAGAAAAAGATTACTTCAAAAATGTCGCAGGAAGAGAAAAACGCGTATAGGAGCGCCAAAAAGATATTTTGTATTAAGGCACCAAAGGATGAGAAAATCACACCTGAGGAGCAGGCAAGAATAGATGAATTTATGAAATATGCCAAAATCAATAAGTCGACAGAGAGCCAGTGAGCCAGTTGATACCGCATAGGTGTCAGCAGGCTCTTTTTTGATTAAGGAGGCATCATGGCAAAGTACGATACTGAGATCAGGTTACATTCTGATCTGGACAATTCAAAACTGGATAAGGGTGCTGAACACATCGGAAAAAAACTGGATGAACTGGAGGAGAAAGCCAAGGACACCAGCCTGACACCGGAGGGATGGTCAAAAGAAGACTGGGATAAATTCGAGAAGAATTTTGACAGTATCATGGAGCGGAATAAGAAGAAAGCCGAAGAGGCAGCGGCAGAAATGGCTAAGGCCAGCGCTGCGGTAGGCGAAGCAACGATTCCGCAGGACACGGTAGGGTATCAGCAGTATAATTCAGACGCAATCATGGCTCAGATTGACCAGCAGGCCAGTGCAGCTGATAAGGTCAGCGAAAAGGAAGAGAAGATTGCAGAGAAGATCAGGGAGCAGCAGGCAGCAGAACAACAGCTGATTGATATAAAAAACAATGCTGTGGTAGCTGATCAGAATATGGTTGCCCTGATGCAGGAGCAGGAGCAGATCATAGAACGGATGGCACTGTTGAAAAAGGCTGGAGTCACAGACGGATATCAGGAATATGATGAACTGTCTGCCAGACTTGCAGAAATCAACAAAGAGGTCCATACAATCCGGAATGGTTTTTCTGAACTGGAATCCAAGGGAAGAAAAGCACTGGATTCCTGCGGAACCAGTGCAAAGAAATCGGGGGGCCTGTTATCTACAATGGCAAGCCGACTGAAGGGAATTCTGCTGAGTTTATTTATATTTAATTGGATATCTAAGGGATTCAATGCAATGGTATCCGCTATGAAAGAAGGCTTCCATAATCTTGCTCAATATTCCAAGGACTATAATGCACAGATGTCTGCACTGAAAAGTAGCTGTGCCCAGTTTAAGAACAGCCTGGCAGCAGCGTTTGAACCTATCGTCAATATGGCTATCCCATATCTGGTAAAGCTCATTAACTGGCTGATCAAGGCGGCGGATGCAATTGCCCAGTTTATGGCAATCCTGCAAGGGAAAAGTACTTATACTCGAGCAAAAAAGCAGAATATTGATTATGCTAAGTCGCTGGACACTACTACGAAGTCTGCAAAGAAAGCGCTGGCAGCATTTGACGAGCTGAATGTACTCAGCGACCAGGGCGGAACTACGGCAGGTGGAGGAGAACTGACCGGTAAGGATGCTTTTGAAGAAGCTTCTGTGAATCCTAAAATGGTGGAAATGCTGGAAAAGGCAAAGAAATTATTGGAGATCATAAAACCACTGGCTATATTTATTGGAATCACTCTGCTTGCATGGAGAATAGCTGGTCTGCTGAAAGATTTAGAAGAACTGGCACCATACTTGCCGGAGGTACTTGGACTTATGATGTTGATCGCAGGAGCCGCATTGATGGTATACAACTACGTGAAAATGTGGAAAAACGGTGTGGACTGGGAAGGTATTGTTGGATATGTTGCTGGACTGGCACTGGCGGTTGTAGGGTTATTGATATTGTTTGGACCTATAGCCGCAGGAATCGGACTGATTGTCGGAGGAGCAGCCGGTCTGATATTGGCACTGAAGGATATAACAGAAAACGGTTTGAATGCCAAGAATATGACATTATTGCTGATCTCTGCCGGCGCGATACTGGTCGGGGTGTTTATTACACTCGGCGGAGCTGCAACTGTAGTTGTCGGTGCTGTAATGGCGGTAATAGCTGCTATAGCAGGTGTGGTTGTGTGGGCCGGAAATGGTGAGGAGGCATTGTCTACATTAAAAGATGAATTAAATTTGCTGGGAAAATTTGTAAAGAGTGTATTTGTAGGAGACTGGAAGGGAGCATTTGATGCAATTATTGTGTATGCAAAGAAAGCTACTAATCTCGGTAACATAATTGCTGAATCATTTTTAAAGTTATGGTTGAATGGTTTGAATACTCTTATTGATGCAATCAATTCATTTAAAATTGATATCCCCGACTGGGTACCTAAATGGGGTGGACAGACATGGAGCCCAAATTTAAAGAATATTCCGACAGATTTGCCACGACTTGCAGATGGCGCAGTGATCCAGGGTGGCAAACCATTTGCGGCAATCCTGGGTGATCAGCCCAGAGGGCAGACCAACATTGAGACACCGTTAGCAACTATGATCGAGGCATTTAAGCAGGCACAGGCGGAAAACGGTGGCGGTATATATACATTTGTAGCAAAGTTGAATGAGCGGGAGATCTTCCGGGAAACGGTGCGGCAAGATCGGATGTACAAGAATACACATGGACAGAGTGCATTTATTTAGGAAGGAGGGAGAGCAATGCCGGGAAAATTCAATGGATGGCTAATTAAATTCGGAGATGTGACTCTCCCTAATTCATTCCTGCTGGCTGATGGATGGGAGAGCACTCCAAACCAAAGAGTGGAAATAGATGCCTACAGAGATGCAAATATTTTGTTACATAGGGAAACGTCTCCGAACTTCAAAACAAAATTAAAGCTGAATATTCGGGAAATGAATCTTAAGGAACGGATGGCATTTGATAATGCAATTGGACTTGCAACTCTTCCGACGACGGAAAAGAACCAGCGAAGGGTAAGGTGCACATATTGGAATGATGAAACTTTGGAATATGCCACAGGTGTTTTCTACATGTCTGATACTACCTATACAATACATACATTGAGCGAGGATGAAAAAGACATCGAATACAATGAATTTACACTTACGTTGACGGAGTATTAAATGGAGAACAGCATTAAGAATCTGTTTTATGATGATTCGGTAGAAAAACAGTTAATAATTGAATGTCCGGTGTCAGGCACAACACTGACTAATGCTGAATACCAGACAGAGACAATGACGATAACGGAGTCCATATGCGATGAACAGGAGCTGCGATTTGGATGCTGTAATGCATCGTCCTTTGAAATAAAGGTGCTAGATACGATAGAAAATTTCAAAGGCAAGAAAATGAAAGTGTCAAGTCTGCTTGCAGGTCAGGACGAACCATATCAGTTGGGGGAGTATAAGGTATATTCGGACAAACCGACAGCTGACAGACTGTATAAAGATATCGTAGCTTATGATGCCATGTACGACATCCTGAATGCAGAGGTATCCAGGTGGTATAACAGCCTGGCATTTCCGATGAAACTTCGGCAGTTTCGCAACAGCTTTTGTGCCTATGTCGGCGTGGAGCAGGAAGAAATCACGCTGGTTAACGATGATATGGTAATAGAAAAAACCATAGATCCCGAAGAACTCCCAGGAAAGACAGTTATTGAGGCTATTTGTGAGATCAATGGCTGCTTTGGACATATCGGCAGAAATGGAAAATTACGGTATGTGGTGCTAGAGCAGATGATAGAAGGACTGTATCCGGCGGATGAGCTGTATCCGGCAGATGACCTTTATCCTGCAGATCCGATGGGCACCACAGAAGTATCCCGGAATAATTATATCTCCTGCCAATATGAGGATTTCATAGTTCAGCACATTGATAAATTGCAGATTCGCCAGGAAGAAAATGATATCGGGGCAATCGCCGGCACAGGGGACAACTGCTATATCATCGAAGATAACTTCTTGGTATACGGCAAGTCTGCTGCAGACCTGCAGACTATAGCAGACAACGTCCTCAGCGTAATCGGTGTCGTATGGTACCGTCCGGCACAGGTGGAAGCCCGCGGCAATCCCTGCCTGGAGGTGGGGGATGGCATATTACTGCACACGACCCGGGAGACTATCTATACATACATACTGCAGCGTACGTTGAAAGGTATACAGGCTCTAAAGGACAGTTATACTGCGGAGGGCGAGGAGTACAGAACCGGGCAGGTCAATGGCATAATGAAGTCCATTATCCAACTGAAAGGCAAGTCGAATGTCCTCACACGGACGGTGGAAGAGACCAAACTGGAACTGAAGGATGTCAATGAAAATCTGTCTGCACAGATCAGCATCAATGCACAGCAGATACTTACCAAGGTATCCAAGGACAATATCGTATCTGAGATCAATCAGACGGCGGAGAGCATAAAAATCAAAGCCGAAAGGATAGATTTGGTTGGTATCGTCAATGCAGATGAGATGGTAGTAAAATATGCGACCATTGAGAACTTGAATATAACCAAATTGGAGTTAAACAACCTGATTGCTACAAAGGCGACTATTGATTCACTGAATGCTGTGAGCGCTCGTCTGAGCAACGTGGAATCTAATTATATCAGTGCCGGTACAGTAAAAGCAAATTACATGGAAGTCGCAAATTGGACATCCTCCGGCGTGATCAAGGCGGACAGAATCAGCGCAGCGACAATCGTAAATAAATTGTCAAGCGTGGACTTGGTCAGTGTGCGGGCAATGGGTGTCAGCGGGTATATGAACTATAAAGGTACGGTAGTTGCATGGAGAACCAAGACTATCAATGGAACTGTTATTACGTATTTAGGACCGGAGGATTAAGGGATATGAGCAATTTAGAAATCAAGGAATTTAGTCAGGCCATTACGAAATTTGTGGATGAATCCAGCCTGCCGGAGGAAGTCAAGCGACTTGCATTACAGGAGGTTCTGACACGACAAGAGCAAAGAACTAGAGATGCGTTACTGGCAGAAATTGAAGCCAGGGACGCTGAGGAGCAGGAGGTGAAGCAGGATGCAGAAAGCGTATAATCCTACTGTTTGGGAAAACACTCCATCTATTAACACTCCGTTGAATGAAACGAATTTGAATAAGTTAAGTCAGGGTGTGAGTGAGATTGATAACCGTGTGATAACGCTGGACTTGACCAAGTTATCAATCACGGAAGCTAATGGTTTGGTAAAGAGTATTGAGCTGAACCAGGATACAGGTGATATTACGATTACGTATTATTCCGGGGCAACCAGTGTATTACACACTTTAATGGCACAGATCGCCATTAACTTCGGCTACGATCCCAGCACGGAACGACTTATCATCTACTTAAAGGATGGAACAGAGCAGTACATAGATCTGTCAGCACTTATTACTCAGTTTGAGTTTTTGGAATCTGATACTATTTACTGGACCATAGATGGGGATGGCAAGGTAAAGGCTGATATCAAAGCTGGCAGCATCACAGGAGACAAGCTGCAGCCCGATTATTTGGCCGATATTACAGTACAGGCAGAAACGGCAACACAGCAGGCAACCGCGGCAGCGACATCTGCAGCACAGGCCAAGATAGATGCAGACCGTGCAGAATCATATGCCAGTATCACGGAACCCAAGTTTTACTTGGATGAAGCCACAATGAACCTTTATATGAAGGATGGCGTGGGTGTGGATTTTGTAGTTGATGATAATGTTTTGTATTGGAAAGTAGCATAAGGAGGAATGAACTATGGCAGCACCGGAGGGATACAAAGCTCTCGGAAAGATTGGAATATCTTACAAAGGAGATTACAACCCTAATACCGTATATGAGCGACTGGATGCGGTATATCACAATGGCAGTACATATTTGGCAATTAAAGATGCACCGGACGGAGCACCCCGGAACGATAAAATCAACTGGATCTATCTTGCCAAAGGTTATGATGGCGAGACTGTAGATGTGGCAGAATCAGAGATTGTATTTACGGAATCAGAGACTAGGGAAAACATTGGCAGTGGGGAAAAGGTATCTACAGTTTTTGGAAAGATAAAGAAATTTTTTACTGATCTGACCGCCCCGGCATTTGCTCAGATGATCACCACAAAGGAGGATTTGCTGGCTACCAAGGTGACCGGCTACGTGCCGGATGCCAAGGCGGTAGCAGATGCATATACTGAGTTAAATGGCAAGTTACCACAATTAAAAGTACTTAAAATACCGTTAGGCGTAAAAACTACACTAAACCCTGGAATTTTTTCGCTATTATTTCCAACAAAAAAAGAAGGTTATACTCCAATAGCCATTAAATCATGGGCTTTGTTTAACAGAGACGGGGCTGATAATATACATATTAATGGTGTTGTAACAGATCAGAATGTGTCAATAGAGGGTAAAATATCTGGATCAAATCAGATAATTATACCGTCCGATGCTTTTGTCGAAGTATTATATTTAGTCAATTAAATTTATAAATAAGGTTTTAAACAAATTGCGGCAAGAGTTCCTCTATAGGTGAGATCGGATGTTACATTAACAAAGTCATAAGTGGATAAATTGACAGTGGTAGTTGTATCTATCCCTCTTAAAATTACGTTTATACTTCCACCACCGCCAATCATTGATTCTCTAACAGTTTGATCGAAAAGGGTATTATTGTATATAAAATCAGATGATATATTGCCATCAATATATCCAATTATTAACCACAAACCAGGAGTTAACGTTATACTACATACTGTTACATTTTTATTTAATTTTTGGTTTTTATATTGACCTGTTTTTTGTTCTATATTCATTTCTAACTTGCCATTTACAGAAGGAGTGATTGAATAATGGGTGGAGATTAGCAGTAGAAAATCAGAAGGCGGGCGCGGCCCTAACAGCGCCAGAAAGGAGTCCTGTAATGGGCTATATCAAATTTAAAAATAAAGAGACCACACAGCTGGTCGTTGTATCAGAGGAGAGTCCTCATGTGATCCGGATCACCGGAGACAATCTCACAGTAAATACTGACGGCTTCCGCCTCTACCTGGATGAGGGATGTAAATACCCGCTGGACAACGGCGAGTATGAGGCATACACAACTTTATTTCGCGCGGGTGATGGCTGGTATGAGCTGTCAAATGATGGCTCAGTATATATTGAGCCAGTTGCACCGGTGCAACCTGAACCGACCGAAGAGGAGCTTGCAGAGCAGGCACGACAGCAGCAGATCAGTCAGTTGACTGCGCAAATCGATGGTCTTAAAGCACAGATCGCCGCCAGTGATTATAAAATCATCAAAACGTATGAGTACGCTCTCCTTGGAGAACAGACGGAATATGATATCGAGACTGTCCATGCAGAGAGACAGGCTCTCCGGGATCAGATCAACACCCTGGAGACACAGCTGGCAGATCTGACCGCAACTGCAGAGTAGGAGGCTGCCTATGAGAGTGAGAGACGGACCCGAACAATTACATAGTAACCAAGAGCCATGAGCCGATTACTTCCCTTACGGGAGGTGACCGGTTCTTATTTTTAAGAAAGCGAGGTCTATATTATGGACAAAGTAAAAGCAACTGTGATTGCAGCATTATCTGTGTTAATGAGTTGGCTGGGAATCCTGGCCATCCCTGTACTTTTATTGGTAGGTTGTAACCTGATTGATTATGCAACTGGCCTTGTGGCGGCAAAGTACCGCCAGGATGGAGGCATCAGCAGCTATAAGAGCATCCGTGGGATTTTTAAAAAGATCGGTATGTGGTTACTTATCATTGTCGGATCATTTATGGACATCCTGATCCAGTACGCAGTGGAATGTGTGGGACTCGGACTCACGGTGCCTTTTGTGGTGGCCACAGTGGTAGCAGTATGGTTGGTGGTAAATGAAATTATCAGCATTTTGGAAAATCTGATTGACATTGGCGTAAACATGCCGCCTTTCCTCATGCCGATTGTGAAATATATTAAAAAGCAGGTAGAGGATAAGGCGAAGCTGGCAGAACAGGAGGAATAGAAGCCATGATGAAAGGTATTGACGTAGCCAAATGGAACGGAAACATTGACTGGAATAAGGTAAAGGCGGCAGGTGTAGAATTTGCAGTTTTGAAGGTTATCAATAAGTCCAACAAGACTGAAGATGCATTTGTCAGAAATTATGCTGGAGCAGCTGCACAAGGACTGCCTATTGATGTCTACAATTATCTGTATACTACCACTGAGGCAGCAGCCAGGGAAGCAGCCAAAGCAGTGGTAAATGCACTTGCCGGGAGAAAGATCGGAAAGGTATGGGCGGATGCTGAGGATGCCTGCCTTAAAAATAAAGGCATTCAGTTGATCCGGATCCTTAACAGCTATAAGGCGGTAATCGAGGCGGCTGGTTATGAGTTTGGCGTGTATACTGGGTTGTCATTTTACAACAGTTATATCAAACCGTACAAGGCTTATATTGACTGTGACTTTTGGATTGCAAGATATCCGTCTACTAGGAATATGACAATTGCTATGGACCCGCCGGCATCCAAAAAACCGGCTATCTGTCATAATCTTTGGGGCTGGCAGCATTCCAGCCGCGGTAGAGTGCCTGGAATCAGCGGATATGTAGATATGGATATCTGCTATACAAAGGTGACCAGTAGCGGAATCGTGCAGTCCACTACGGCATATTATCCTAGATACACCGGTACATCTGGATCCATTGTAGCGGCACTTAATGCTGTCGGAGTTAACTCCAGTTTTGCCAACCGTAAAGCAATCGCGAAGGAAAATGGTATCACAGGATACATCGGATCGGCAAAACAGAATATACAAATGTTAGCATTACTGAAAAGTGGGAAACTTAAAAGGACTTGATTGAGCAGGGAATTCCTGCAACAACTCCTCGGCCTGCAGGAACGTGATTCGCTCGGGCAGGATGGGGGGGGTGGGGGGGTAGGGGTCGTAAACACCCCCCCCGCCTGTTCTCGTTTAAATGGCAATTTAAACGAAATAGAAGGTAAAATTGACAACAGTATTAAAAAAATCAATATCCACCATAGCGGAACGACTGAAGTTGAATATACATTGCCACAAAACATTGGATTAAACGATGTTATTATCTGTAATTCGAGTTTTGGTGGTGTATCTGGCGCGACATTTGTGCTAGGTGGTTACGCTTTATACTATAGTGCATTTTCAACACATGTAGCATATACAATTCCAGCTCCTAACAGCACATCAAATGCAACATCAACTGTAACTTTGATGACTCAAAACAAAATCAAAGTAAAATGTAACAATGCTAATGCTTTTTGCAGTGTTACTGTAATTATGGGCGGTAATTCAGCTAATTAA